GGCAAGCGGTAGGAATCCGCATTTCGGTGATCAGCCTAGCCCCTACCAATATTATACCATAATTCCCACAGCCACTCGGCGATATCGATCATGTCGCATCATCCTAACTCGTTCCGTCATCGGGCGGGATGATAATCTGCCGCACCCATCGGTTCGCATACTCCTCTCCAATCTCTTCTCGCAGCACGCGATAGGCTTGGCTCTCGTCAATGGGCTTGTTATCGATGATGCAGACGTCTAGTTCCATTTGGATCATGGGATCAGTTCCTTTCTTCGATAAAATAGAAAAGCCGCCCTGATGGACGGCCTGCTTTTAAGGTGGTTCTCTGCCTCGATTACACATGTTGCACCTCCGTGCGGATGACCTTACTTGTAATCACCCCATCTAAGGGTGTTCATTTAGTGAGTAACCTTTACCGCCTCGTTTATTTGCATTTGTAACTGCATGCCATCGACGAAACCATTTCGATAATAAACGTCCTCGATTTCAGTCAACTGGCAGTTATAGTTGTAGTCAAGCAGTAATTGCCTATGATCTGTGGGTATAATACCAAGAAGCTTCTGAAATATGTCGTCGTTTGAAACGATCTTCTCCACAATCTCAACCGATGGTTCCAGTATTTCATTCAATTCCTCAATTCGCTTTTGGATACTTGCATCAAGATAACTCAACAATTTCTCCATGTTATCCTCCATTTTTGGAGGGCATAGCTTCTATAATCATGTTGTTTAGGGTATAATTTATGTATGGGCTATGCCCTCGGTATGATGAGTCCGTTTCTTGGTCCGGGAAGACTACAGAGAAACGGTCTCTTCTTTTTTCTTAGGAAACCATCCAGCGATAAACTGCATAGCTTGTTCAAAATCAACACGTTTAATTTTGTCATATTTAGGTACTCCAAAGTAAGTATTCAGCGCTGAGTAAAGCCCCTGAAAATGCGCATCGATAAACTGTGTCTTTAGATATCCAACCCTCTTGCCTACTGCCTCGCGAATCTCCGCACGTTGATGATCCGTAATCCATATCTCATTGTCCACAACTAACGACAGATGGCGAACGGATTGTTTCAGTTCACTATTCTCTTCTTCAAGTCGATTCGTCTTCTGCTCCAGTTCGTTATGTTTCTGCTCCATCATAATCATGAATTGAAGTTGTGGACTGAGATTTGTAAAGTCAGACGCCATTTTTTCCTCTTCGGCTTTTTTAAAATAATCATCAACAAGTTTGCTGTATGCATTCCATGCTTGATCTGTGTTCAATGATTTAGCATGTAGGAACGCACCTTTCTCGGTCCAAAGGTAGATGGTATGAGCGTGCTTCAACTCCGTGTGAATTTCAAACTCAGTTTTAAAGTCTTTCAATTCTTCACCCTTAACAATGAAGTAATGTTTCCCTTCCTCATATCGATTTTTGTTGTAATTAAAATTGTACCTAATCTTTGCCATGTCAGTTCCAAACACTTCCGCTAAATGTGCAGACGTGAGCACCCTTTGTTTATCACGTTCGATTACGGCCATTCGACTCACTTTAACTCCTCCTTGTATTTAATCACTATTTGTTCTAAAATCAAATTGCATCAAGCATTGATTCGATGCTCGGAGCGTCCACGAGTCTTTTTACATTCGCCGCCATTTGTACTGACATCTGTGAAGGATCTCGCTCCAATTTAGCGTAGTACGATTGAGAGATGCCTAGAAACTTCGCCATGTCGTATTGAGACCACAACTTGCTCATTCGAAGAAAAGCTAATCTGTTTTTTGGTTTTCGCATGTTCTAACCTCCTTTCAATTACGATATAGAATTATCATAATCACACTAAGGAATTATGTCAATACGTGGGAGGAATTTTTATGCAAATATTTTCCGAGCGCCTTCGAGTGCTGCGCGAAGAACATCGATATTCCCAAGCAGAAGTTGCAGAGAAATTAGGAATATCCCAGTCGTACTACGCCAAATTCGAATTAGACAAAGGCGAGCCAAACCTTGAAACGCTAGTGAAGATAGGCGATCTTTACGGTGTGAATCTTGATTATTTACTTGGCAGAGAATTTAGAGATGCAGCCGAACTTAGACGTGAAGAATGGGACTTTATGATGCAGAGACTAGAAGACCTCCATGCAAAGTATGACAACATTGAAAATAGAACTAAAAAACTAGAGGCACCGTAAGCACGGTGCCTTTCTTCATCTCCCCCGATTTATCTCAGCAATCGTTCGAGGTTTAGCGCCTTCCTGCTGTTGAATGTACAGAATTAAATCCTGGAGCTGCCGGAGTTCATCAAGCTTTTGGTAATAATCCGATTGTTCCGCATCAAACGGCTTAACGATTGAGTTAATACCAAGCGACGGAACGCGGAACTTGTTGTCTTGATCCTCTTGTCCCGGTTTTTGGAGGTATTGTGTTACGCCCCTTCCGACCTGACCGCCTAGTGCTTGTAGTGCATACGCCAATCGGATCGGAATATCAACTTGCGCATCCGTTCCCGGTACTTGCAATTGCAGTGTCTGACCCTCGAACTTTTGGATCGGCTTGCCGCGGAACATGTTGTAGTTCGTCGCGATCTCCATCGGAGTCTTGAGCAATGGCGAAACCGAGTCGGTCAGTAGTTTCAATGGACTCGAGAGTTTTGTTAGGTCCGCAACCGGCAGGTTCAGCCCCAAGTATTTCCCCTTTCCGTTCTCTCCGCTAACCGGAATTGCCATTCCTTCCTTCATGAAGTTCGGGACGTTCTCGTCGTCAAGTCCAACGGCGTCCTGGGCATTCGTCCTAATCTTGTTCAGATTAGCAAATCGTTTAGGATCATCGATGAACTTTTTGACCTGGAACGGAATGTTTTTGCGACTCCATGAGTAGAACGGGATAAGCAGACGCGCCTTTTGTTCAAATGGCGTTAGGTCCGTATAGTCGAACAGTGCTTCTTTCACCTTTGCTGCAGCTGCGGCAGGATCGAGTTTCAATTTCGTACGCGCCCACTGGTACATCGCAAATTTCATCGCTTCGTCTGACTTTTCGCCGATATTCCGAGACGTGTTGAACAGATTCTGTGGCATGACGCTCGAGACAATTCGCTTCCCGACCGGCTTCGATTTTGACTCCACTTCTTTTTGGATGATGCTCTCCGGGTCCTTAAACATTTGCCCGTACTCTGACTGTGTAAGGCCGCCGACATCCAGTCCCTGCTCGCGAAACTCCCGATACATCGGGTTCTCTGCGCCCTTTGCGACCTGCGTCAGCTCCGTAACGGATTTGCGCACATAGTTCCCGATATCGGCAGGATTCATCCCGGCAGCATACATATTCCACCCAGCACCGGCCACGTTACGGATATGAAAGCCCGGGGAGAACAAGGCCAGCTTTTTCCACGTCCCCTGCAACGCTCCGATCGTCTTCAAGAATGCTTTAGTGCCCTCATCCGTATTGATAGTCTGATAGCGGTCTAGAAGCTGTTTTGCGGCCTTGGTGACTACGTACCTACCACCAATACTATCAGCTGGTACAACGCCGTCTAGAATGTCTCCTGAGTCCTTCAAGAACGTGTATTTGTTGGTATCAACGATCACCGCGTTCTTCGGTATCTGCATGCCTTCTTCATACTTCACGGCGAAATCGGTATTCGAGAGGACTTTCCGTCTGAATGCTACGGCGTGAATGTAATCATTCAAACGCTGTTGCCCAATGGCTGATGCGAAAAATGCATTCGGTTCGAACATCTCGCGCCCGACTTGTTGGTTGATGTCCTCTACGCTGCCTTCATATTTCCGCTTGTTGAGGATGTCCTTATTGGGATTCCCTTGATTGAATTGTCCGCGATCGAGAAACTTTGGTTTTAGGATCCCCCGTTGCTCCCGTTCCGCCTTTGACCACACGTGAGTCATGTAACCGGCGAGCTCCTGGATGTCGATTCCGTTATCCGCGGCTAGTTGTCGCAATTCGGCATTCTTGTTCATCAAGGTTTCAGCGGCATCAAGGATTTTAGGATCATCCGGGATTTCTCGGAACGGTTTCGGGCCATATACAGGGGCGTTCTGCTCCATGACACGCCCTACCTCGGTTCCTTTATCTAATCCAACGTCCTTGGCGGCGTTGGTTACTGTGTTCATGATCTCGCCTTGATTAAAGCGGCGACTGTTCTCGGTTTCGGTTTGCAGTTTTTTGAGGAAATCACTCTGATCGCCGAAAAGGGTTTCATCTTGTTTGTATCCCGGTTTGAACATGTAACCGAGACCATCTTTAATTGATCCGCCTATAGGGGCGAGTTTGGTTTCGCGTAATGTTTTAAGTGCTGGGGAAGCCGCCTCAACTGCAGTATATCCGGCTTTGAGCGCGCCTCTGATTGGCTTAGCTACGGCCCCAATACCTTTTGCCAATGCTCCACCTGGAATATAAGTCGCGGGGTCTAGGCCAATATCTAGCGCGGTTCCCAGTGCGAATTTCCCGACTTTGTTGTCGATGCCGAAGTCCTCTGCTAAGTCCGCACCGCTCACTTTCTCTTTTCCGGAAATCCCCTTATACAAAGCAACGCCCGGGTTCTCAACGCCCTTGATAAATGACTTATCAATGGTATTTTTCACTGCGTTTCCACCGCGCCCTAGAAGCTCGAGTGTGTCAAAAAACCAGTTCTGACCTTTCGGTAGATTCGTCGCTCTTTCGAACCAATTGCGACGGTCAGTATCTTCCGGCTTATAGCCTGAATCTTCGATTCTGATTCGGGCATTTTCGATCTGCTTATCCACCTTTGAGGTATCGTATGGATTGTTCTCAGTCGAGAACAATCCTTTACCCGTTCTCTTGACTTGTTTATCAAACAGGCCCATCTAAGACCACCGCCCTTTATTTGAGCTTCTCGATCTGTTTCTTGATGCCCTCGATTGCTTTACCTAGCGCATTCCCTGCATTCCCCGCACTAATGATCGGGCCAATCACCGGAAGCGTTGACCCTGCACCTAGCGCTCCACGTTTCAGATAATCTAGCGCTTGAGCACGGTCGATTCCACCCGATCCACTATCCGCCGTCTTTTGTGACGTTAAATAATTGCTCACGGCGTCCGCTTCTTCCTTACTCCATCCGTATTGACCCTTTAACCCGGCCACAAAATTCATGATTTCACTACTTGTCGCCTTAGTAGGATCAATTCCCGCTTTCTGAGCCAATGTATTAACCATGGCTAGGTCGTATTGATCAATTCCATCGTCTGCAGGTGTTGTCTTGCTGGTCAGTTGATCTATCTGTGCTTGCTTATAGCGGTTGTCCAAACTATTCGGGTCGTTTTGTGCAGCTAAAGCCGCATACTTGTACGCCTCGTCCGCTACAAATTCCTGTTGTCGCTGATTCAGGTTAGCCCAGTTGATCCCCATTTGAGCAGCGAACTGCTCGCCGCTTCTTTGGTATTCCGCCAACCATTTCTGGTCTTCGACTTCGTTCCGCTGGCTTCGATACGCTTTTTCTTCCTCGAGATTTCGCTGCGCCAAAGCATCCTGTTCTTTTGTGTATCCGAAGTCACGCTCGTCCTTTTGAACGCCGTAATCAAACTTCTTTGTTTCCATATCGTTACTAAATTTATTTTGCTGCCGCGTGTCATACGTCTGCTGTTGCTGACCAAGCGCATTAAGAACCGGGAACAGGTTCGACAGACTTTGCTGCTCCTGCTGATTGTGCTGACCGATAAGCTGCGGTACAACCTGCGATAACAGGTAGTTTGTAGCGTCATTCTGAATCGATTGTGCGCGGTCCTGTAGATTTGTACTCCTACCGAACCCGGACGCTCCTAGCGACTCCTGAGCGCGTCTCACGTCCTGTTGTGCGCCACGGTCGGCTGCCGCTTTCGCCGCGGCATATTCAGGCGATCCGAAAACGTCATAAGGCTGCGGATTGTTCACCTTGTTCATGATGGTGCCGATGAGGTCGTTATATTGCTGGTCGTATGGATTGGCGTTCGGATCCACGCCAAGTATCTGCTGCAGGCGGTTGATATGCGCTAACGTGTCCGCATTGTTCGCGCCTGTGGCTTGGTTATACTTGGATACCTGAGTAGCACGGTTATACTCTTTTTGTCCTGCGTTCCGATTGGTGGCGTAGTTTGCCAACCGTTGTTCATATGGGACACTATCGTCATCTGCGGTAAAGATTGTGCCCGGGCCGAATGACTTCTGATATTGATTATGCGCCTGATCGAATGCGTTTTTGTCCGTGAACACAGTCCCGTTGACGTTCATCCCCCCTTTATAAAACGGGCGGTTATCGTACGTTACGGTGTTGGTATCAGGGTTGTATCCAATCTTGTTGTTGTCGTAACCGGCGCTATTCATGAGGCTTCGGATTGATTGGTCGTTTGCCATGCTTTCACATCCTTCGATGGAAATGAAAAAGAGCCGCATGTCTGCGACTCTCTCAAAATATGGTATAATCGTTTCCGTACAAGACAACTTGGGTGCGGCACGCCTCCGGAAAGGAGGTTGATGCCGATGGAAACTTTCCAAGCGATTATGATCATGTTCGCGTTCGGAAGCTTTATCCTGGCGCTATTGACATACATCGATAAACGAAAGTAACCCACCCTCGGTTGACGGCCATAGGTGGGTTACGCGGTCCATTTCATCCTTGGAGGGTAGCCCATCCAAGAAAGCTTGTGCAGGAGTCGGGAATTGGCCTCCCGGCTCTTTTGTTATTTATAGCCTACCATAACCCATTGTATTCCTCAAGGTGCTGGTGTAGGTGATGGGGATGATAACCGAGAGCGTATATCCTCCATTTTCTTTTTATTCTCGGCCTCGATTTCATCTGAAATAACTTTAATCTGTTTCTCAATTTCATCCCTTTGAGAGATCAAGTCATCGCGTTTTTTCTTTGTTTCGTAGTAAATATCATCTTTCGGTTTAACGACAGGCTTTCCTTGGGCGTCGATCGATACTGATTCGTAAGGTTTAATAATGGTGTACAACTCGACAATTTGATTTGTCAGCTCTTTTTGTTTAGTTTGTAAGTCATAAAATCGCAATGATCTTTCTACTGTTTCAGTTGGAATTACTTTAACTTCTGTTTTTTCGACGATTACTTTCGAATCTTTGAAACCCACGTTACGACCTAGTGCTTCCCCAATTGCTCTAACTGGCGCATAACTTGAACCATCAATGATTACTGCTGATTTTGCAATCTCTTTTCCATCTACAATAACGGGTACTTCTCCCTCGACTTGTTTCCCTATGAGGGATTTAATATCGTCCGCGAATGCAGTAGTGGACGAGGCGACAATAGCACCGACTATGAATCCAATCAAATACCTTTTCATAATTACCTCCGTTGCATGATTTTCCATTATCATACAACGGATTTCGACACTTTTCCATTAGGTAACGCTCGTAATAACTCCATTATTTACATTTAGTGTAACAGCAGAAGTCGTTTGCGCGACAAAATCGACGTCAGTTATGACGTATATAGTTCCGGTGTATCCCGTAAATGCGTCGGCTTTACTGCTCATCTGGGATTGTAGAGTAGAAATATTGCTAGCATTCGTTGATATTTGCGTTTGTTGGGCGTCCAGGTCTTGTTGGAGTGTATGTGTTGTTACCCTGTTTTTGAGTTGCGACCAACTTGGAACTGTTACGTATCCAGCATCAGTATCTAAATTTAAATCACCGCTTGTTTTTGACGCTACATACAATCCACCAATTCCGATTAGTTCCATTCCAAGTAACGTATCGAGTCTTCCTTTTATAGCTCCTCCCTGTGAGAAGTTCAACGCAGGCGAACCGCCGTAATTCGGTTCAATCGTAATGCTATTATTCGCATCATAGTAAGCTCCAAGAAGATTACCTGTACTGCTCATTTCGCATCGAGGATACGAGTTAGACGTTTTGATCAGCGATCCGATGATAGTCACAGCCTCGATCAGACCAGCTGTGATGTGGCCGAGATTCGCCGTGATCGCTGATAGTTCCGTGACGTTAATCCGATCCGCTTCAATCCCCTTGACCCGTATGTTCTGCGAATCGAGCGCTGACATGAAGTAGGTCAAATACCGCATCAAGCCAATGTAGGCGTCCCTCAGTTCGTCCACACCGGCATTATCGCTAACCCCGTTAAATTGTGGTGTTGCCACATTTACCCCTCCTAGATTTGAACCGGCTGAACCCTTGCATACCGCTGGACTTCGTTCAGTTCAAAATAACCCGTTCCGCTTATCTTGTATCGTAGCCAATTGGTGAGTGGGACGGTATCCATCGGAACGATCACATTCTTATTCTGTTCCACGCTTGATGCGGTCACGGTATCGATGCTGGTAAAACTGGCGCTACGATCATCTGTCGACACGGATACAGTCATTGTGGATCCAGTTGGGAGATACGATTGCAGGTGCATCTCGTAGTACTCCTTCTCTGCTTCCTTCACGCCTTCATCGAATGGTTTAGAGGTAACGAACCACGAGATCGCCGTTCCATCATCCGTATAAACATTGTCGTTCATCTTGTATGTTTGGCCGCTTGCGTTCCCGCAGTACCACTGGTTATTGATAAACGCCGAATAGCGGAGCTGCGGAATGGCGATATCGTACACGCGCCATACGTTGTATCTGGTGTCGAACACGAGCATCGTATCAGGTTCCGTATTCGTGCCGGTTACAATGCCGAGGTAATATCGCTGACCATCCGTACCGGCGAAGCATTTGCTCCAATATGTTGTATTAATCGAGTCTAGGTATCTGCGAACTTTTTGCCCGATCGGTGTCGGTGCTCCTTGCGTAAAAGCATAAATGTCTGCAGATCCAAGCCAAAACAATCGACCGGCCACCTCTTGCACGGTTTTAAACGAAACACATCCAATTGCATTCGATACCTCGACAAGACGGAAATCATAGTAACTTACTCCGTAAATGACGGCAAAACTGTTCTGTTTCCATACGCATTTGAGGTTATTGTAATTGTGAAGTGCCGTGATATTTCCGCCGCCGAATGTGAAATACTCGACCGAACCGGCGTTCTCTGCACTCGTCCAGTCATTCGGGTTCTGAAACGCACAATAGTAAATCACATCGCCTTTTGCCATCCATACACGGGATGGATCGGACGTGATGTAGTTCCCTTTAGGCGGCGTGCCGGTCATAACTGATAGCGAGCTGCCGTTCCAAATTCGTGGAGTATCCGTACCGTTTGTGATGATCACCACCGGACCCGACACATCAAAGTTTGCCGCATCCCAATCACCAGCGTTCCACGTTCCCGCAATGTTACTCCAACTCGTGCCGCTGCTGTTATATTGCAATTGCGTTCCTACGGCCCTTAAGAGGTGTGTGTTGGACAGATTTGTCAGGAGGTATGTTACTCCTCCGCCGCTCGTTCCGTGGCTTGTACGGCCTTTTCTAAGGCTAACAGAGGGATAATTGAACGTGTCTACCCCGGATTCGTCGTATGATTCGTTGTCTTTGAGGTCGAGTGTTGTATTTCCTGCATTGACCCCTCCCGAGAACTGATTACGGGCATTCACTTGACCATAACTAATCGGTCGCCATCTGACCATTTCGCATCAGCTCCCGTTGTTAATCGTGACATACTGCACATATCGACCGGTACGACGATTCCTTGACCGTTTTGGCAACATATCCACCGGTGTGTGAAACTCCGGGATTTGCAACGCCATTTTCTCCATCATCTGCGAAAGCTTGTCCTCGTACGTATCGCTGTAGTTACTGTACATGATCGTATCCTTCCGCGCCGCCGCAATCCGCTTGAGCGTGCCTAACTTCAACAACTCCTGGTATCGTACCGGCACCGCTGGTTCAACGCTAAGATCGGATGCGCTTATATCCTCCGGTTGTTGATCGAGATAGATATAAACGGTTCGGTCACCGGGTGGAGTTGAAGGGAAATTGATGTAAAAGTTGTCTTCTAGAATCGTGTACCAGTAGGAAGCCGCTGGCGCATAACGGTTATCATCGTTTTCGATAAACGGAACATCAATGAAGTCGCTATTTCCGCTTACGTCAATGGTGATGACCTTGATACGGTCCTTCTCCACTCCGTCAGGGATCGGATAGGAGTAAAACCCCGATACCGTTGAAAATGAGAAAGGAACCGAATCGAGTTCAATGACCTCGAACAGTTCCCGTTGTTCCTCGTTCATCCACACGAGTTTTTGTGCAGTGGTGAACGTATTCCGGTATCTCAGGTCAATATCGTCAAGCAACTGTTGAATGGCAGCCATAGTACACCTCCTATGGGTTGAAATAGAAAATAACAAAGATTATCGCAACCGAAAGTATAGTGCCGACAATTCCGGTAACGATGTTGGGATGTCTACGCATCCATGAGCGTAGTTTCCGCCGCCATGAACGTGGTTTTAGTTGTTCCATACGCCACTCCGTTTCAAGAATTGGATCGTGTCTGCGCCCGATACCGCGAAGCCCATGAAATCGTTCGTGCTCGCTTTGGCCGTGACTACGCCGACGACTTGACCGCTCAGATTCGCTAGTGGTCCGCCGCTGCTTCCATGCTCTACCTTGGCGTCATACTGGATCATGCCCCACCGCGTGGCCGATACGATGCCTTTGGCGAGCGTGAAGTCGAATGTGACTGGGTTGCCCAGTGTGATGATGGACTGGCCGAGTTTGTACGATGCGGTGATGGGTAAGGCTGGTGCATCGCAATCCGTGTGCAGGATGGCGAGATCCGGTTTCTCCTCGCGATATCCGAGCGTAGCCTTGCAGGAACGTCCGTCATAGGTGGTGATGCGAAGCCAATAGTTCGACTTTTCAATTACGTGATAGTTGGTCAGTACCGTGTTCCGGGCAACGTAGAAGCCGGTTCCTGCAGCGAGGAGTTCCGGCTCGACTTTGACGGTCGATTGCAGCAGCGTGTTCACAGTTTGGGTGGTGCGTTCCTCGTCAGTTGGTTGGTCTGCGGACACTGGGTTCGTCATAAGTGCGAGTAGGATAAGGATCCAATATATTCTTTTGTTCATGGTCAGGTAGCCTTGAAAACTCTAACTTTCAAAGTTCCGCTTGCCAAGTTGACCGACGCACCCGTGGAGTTGTACAAATCCACTTCGACCGTATTGGCTGCCACGACTTTTGCTGTCATGATCATGCTCAAAATGTCGTTGCTGAACGAGGCCACCGCATAATCCCCCATATCGACGCCGAGAATGGTTACGTTTTTGAACGTCTGGGCACCAGCCGCAATCGATGGGGGGTCCCATGTTGTGGAACCATCCAAGTACCGCACTGGAATGGACCATGCAGCACCTTCCCAGGTGATAACCGCGCCAAGAGTTGTGTCGTAATAGCGATATCCAGTCGGTTTATTTGTGGCTGGACGGTTCGCGGTAATCCCATAATCCCAATCTATCAGCGATGGGCTGTTGCCGAACACCGTGACCTGCGTTTTGTCCTGACCACCAAAAAAGAACGCCACTAATGATGCTGAATCTGTGGGTGTGGTAGAGAAATTCAACGCGTTATTGATGACCTTAATACCTGTTTTATTATTCGTCCGTAGCGCGACAAAGCGGTCTACTAGAAATGCGACGTTGCCCTCAATTGTGACGTTGCTGGACGCTGCTCCGGTGTCGCTGATATCAACTCCAAACGGCGGGGTGCCTTCAAACGTGTTCTTCGAAATATTCACATTGGAGGAACCGTCTAGCGTGACGTGGGACAGTCCCAAATGGTTGCCGTCAATTTTGATCTTGTCCGAACTGAGGATGTGATTCCGCGCAGACGCACCGGCCACACTTGTGTACAACTTCATACGATTACCGACACATGAGCAGTCGTAGCAACTATTGATAAAAACGCCATAGATCGTGCCACTAGTGTAATAGAGTTCGATCTCCGGATTTTGGTCAACATGAACCTCGGCGCAGTTGACTATACTTATGGCTTGCGAGAGCTGGACCGTCTTTGCCTTGATGACGTTGCCAGTAATTGTGCCGCCATAAGCGTTAATTGCACGGATTCCGTAGGTGGACCCAGTTGATTTGGGATAGATGACGTTTCCCTTGACCACGACTCCTGAGCCTTCTAGCTTAATGGCTGATTTTGTGGTGTCCCAAAATGTATTATTTTCAATCGCAACTTCGGTGAAGTCAAAATAGTACCCTCCAAACTGAGCGATCGTGGAATTAGCCACCTGTTGACAACTCACGAAGAGGTAATCGCCATCATCTAATCCGGTCATCCCGCTGAACTTATTGTTATAGATGCGGCATTTCGATACTTTTTCCACGACAATGGAGCGGATTGGGCTGGTTCCATTAGCTTGGTGGTTCAAAAACCAGTTGTCATGAACGGTAATATTCGAAGCGTTCGCCTGGATATACAGACCGCGACCCGTCGTTGCAGAGATTGCTTTGATATTCTGTATCGTGTTGTTATAGAAATCGACGTTGTCGCCCTCGATCGAAACTCCTGTGTTACAGGCATTTTGTCCGTCGAAGACGATCCCGGTACACGTCTGATTGCCTTTGAAATACACGCTTTTCAAGCCGCTGATGTAGATCGTCACATCGTCACCGATTAAACTGACGCCAACTGTAACTGTAAGATCACCGGTTGTTTTGTACGTACCAGGAGGGAATCGAACAACCCCAATCCCCTGACTGTCCGCATAATCAATCGCCGCTTGGATAGCTTCCGTATCGTCTGTCGTTCCGTCCCCTTCTGCTCTAAATGGTGAATCCTTGACGTTTACGAAGAATCTACCCCACGCCTTGTAGTTGGTTATCGTACTTCCTACGTTTGTGCTTATCAACGCCGGTACCGATTTGCTATACATTTGATCTCCCCCTTAAAATAGGGCTACAATATCAGTCGCTGTAGTGCCGGTATCTTTGATTCTCTTAACGGATAGGTGATGGACTACACCAGCAACCAGACTTTTTAAAACTACAGTTGATCCGTCCGCAAAAGTAACGCTTACGTCGCCGGAAACGCCGACGTAAAGTCCCTTTGTGCGGTTTTCACCGGATGGAAAAGATAAGTCGTTATCATCATCTGGCGTAATGGCTACGCCCCGATTAAGCGAATATTCAACGATCATGGTCATATTTCTTCCTCCTCGTATACGGGCGCTTACCCTGGTTCTCGTCTTGTCTTGGTTCTACCTGCTGTTGTTGAAGCATTTGCGCAATATGCTCCAACAAAACGGTTTGCTTCCGCATTTCGTTCAACAGATCGTTGTTGTATCGTTCCGATTCGCTTATTCCCTTAAAATGGTCCATTGTTACACCCCTATACAGAAAAAGGAGGAGCCATTAAGCCCCTCCTTCCGCCGCTAATTCCTTTCCATGAGCCCGGTTAGAATCAATTGAGCGCGCATTTCGTTGAATAAGCGCTCTTTGTCCTCTTCCGGCTGCTTGTTAAACGTTTTCCACGCAGAAACATACTGCAATTTTTTTGTATCTACATTCCCGCCATTGCTAACTGTCCACGTAATTTCCTGATCCATGGGTTACCTCCGCTTCACCACAACGCCCCACGTACCGGAAGCAAGATCGACCGTGCCTGCGGCGCAGCTCGTAAGGGAGATTTTAATCGTATCAGCAGCTGATGGATTTCCTTGGTACATAATCCCCTGTGTGTCATAGGGTGGATACAGTTCGATTCGATCCCCCAAGGCCACACCCGTAACCGTGATGCCGCTCGATACAGCGAATGCGCCAGTTGTCAGTGATGGCGGGTCAAATGTAATTGTTGTGCTGACCACCACCTTCGGGCCGGTTACACCAGCCCCGGTTTGGAAGCCATCAGCGACAACAATACCGTTCCCCGCATTTGCGCCTTGACCGCGAAAATCAGCGCCTGTTCCTGTTGGTAGAGTCACACGTCATTCCTCCTTATCACAAGCCTGTGGAGCCGACAACGCCCCTCCAGTTGCGGACAACGGTGGAATCCCGGAAATAACCGTCCCACGACTGGGATCCGTTCGGGTTCATGTATTTACGCTTCACAAACTCCGGCTTGACGCGGAAGAAGTGAATCATTTTATGTTGCGGCGCTTGCAGAAACCAAGCCGTGCGCGACGTCATGAAGTTGGAGAACACATACTCCATATCCGGTAGTACGTTCTTGTCGTTGTTGGCTGTGCCAGCGCGTTGTGCGGACTGGAACACTGTCGCAACCTCGAATTGGTTATCCTTATGCGTGATTAACTTCGACGGGTTCATGACCACGCGTTTCCCTGCCTCATCGTTAATTGTGTTGAACAGGTTGATCCCCGCTTTGATGTTGACATCGTTAATCGCACCAGTCGCAAGATTCGATTGCGTGCCGCTCAGACCGGTTTTACGGTACGGATGGGACGCGGAGCACATCGGAACGCCGTCGTATTGGTTCGTGGTAAACGCATTGTCCAGCACGCCAACGGAGTTCGTTTCAACTGTATTTCGCCCAGCGTGGCCTGCATCCCGCGTCATGTCCTCGACAATCTTGAATACCCCTTTGTTGTATTCGGAATCATCGATCATTTCACGAGACATGATGATTTCCACACCGTACGGGGTGTGTTCCGTCACGATCAAATCACCGAGGTTGAATGTGTCCTGGTTGGCGTTCTGCATTTCGTTCTTTTGTTGCCAGTTGGACGTACCGGCGAACGATTGATACGTCTCGTTGTGCTGCAGCGAGGTTTCAGCGCGCAGATAACGTGGCCATTGCTCGGGAAGCTCGTCCCATGCCTCAAAGAAGGCTTCATCGATTTTTCGTGTCCAAATGTTATTAAACTGACCTGTTTGTACTGGCATTGGTTAGTCCCTCCCCTTATCCTACGTTTGCAAGGTTGGCGTCTGCAAAAATGACATCAACCGTCGCTTGTGTGTTGTTGTACGCTTGGATATAGCACATACCGCCTGTGGTGTCGTCCGGGTTGAGCGTTGTCTTGTTCGACAGGTCATACGCCGTCGTATACAGGTCTGTTTGTGCAAAACTCGTTTTCGATCCACCTGTAGAAAACGGTAGACGGACGACCTCGCGACGGATCAAGGTCACGCTGATTGCGTCGGAAGATGTTGCTGTCGTAGTCGTAATGGCCTGTTCAGCAATCCCTACGATTGTTGTAGAAGCTGCCACAGCGGCCTTAAGCTTTCGGCTCGTTGCGTCGATTTGAACAAGATCACCTACGTTAATGGTTTGGTTGTCGTCCACCAAAAGACGGACCGACAAAGGGACATTGTCAGCATTTTTTGCGGATCTTACGATACTTGCCATGTGTTAACTCCTCCTTATTTGGCTTTCTTGCGTTGTTCTCGCCAGGAATCGATGTCCCCGGCAGCTTGTGAGTTGTGTAACCTACGCGCTTCTTCTTCGGAAATACCCATTAGCTTTGCATCGCGGAGAACTTGGGGCGGCAATGGCTTCTCCCCAACGTTGGTAGATGGCGAGTCTTTAACCACGGTACGCGGTTGCTGAGCCCTTCTAGCCACTTCCCGTTGAGTGGCTTCCAGCTTGAGTTGTTCCGCCTTTTTCGGGCCACCTAGTGCCCAATACGCCTCTTCAACGCTCAACGCTCCGTTGGACTTTTCGATCTTCGCCATGATCTCTTTTTCCATTCTTGAGATACCGGCATAATCAGGCTGGTCTTTCAAGCGGTTGATCTGCATTTGTACGCGTAGTTCCTTGAGTTCCTGCTGCTGCTTGGTTTGTTCGATGTACCATTGCGTCTGTTCATCGTCCCAACCATTGCGTTCTGCGAGTGTTTGCGCTTCGCGTTGAAGTTTTGCTTCTCGCGCTGCGTTCAGGATCTTGTCAGGATCGCCGCCGATTGCTTCAACCGCCTCGCGATATTTGCTGTACTCTTGATCTTTCTGCGATGCGATCTCCGCTCGAAGTTTTTCCTCGAGTTTCGCCCTCTCGCGCTCCATTCGCTTTTCGAACGCCGTTTTCTCCCGGGGAGATAGTTCTACATCTTCCGGTTCATCGGCCCTCTCAGAGTCTTCCGGCTCGTACTCAGGCTGTTCATGCTCTTGCTCCTCGATGTTTTCCTCTACAGGTGGTTCCTCGTATCGGTCATCAGGAGTAATCTCGTTTTCTGCTTGTTGTAACGCGGCATCCGTTACCGTTCCGCCCGATTCTTTCAACCTACGAAATTCAAATTGATCCATGTTGCATCCTCCTTATTTGCGCGACGGCATCAACGCGCTGCAGCCCGATCCCGGTCTATTCCCGGTTGTCAGCCTCAAATGGCATATAGAAAAGGCCCGAGGTAGTCTCAACCTGGGCCTGTTAGCGATATAGTCCCTCTCGAAGATGGACTTTCGCGCTATGGGTATTGCTCTCCGGTGTCCATGTCCCGCATTTGGTGCATTGTGCTCCTCCTTTGTGGAAGAACGTAAATCCTTCGCACTTGGGACATACCGGCTGATTCAATAATTCCTTACGTAACGATGGATTCTTGCTCATCTGCGACTTGATATAGTCACTGACGATGCGGTCTTTCCCATCGCTCGCAAGGAAGTGCATCCAATACTTTTGCTCATTCGGCGTCATGACTGATGAATTGTAATCATACCGAGCGGCGATGATGCTCACTGTGGTGCACCCCCTTGCATCACTCGTAGTTGACCAGGTATACCGGCAGGACTCGGCGTCGGCTCACCCAACGGCGGCATTCCCGGCATCGGAACACCCGGAACGCCATTCGTTTGCATGGACGAGTCCGATTGGAGTGGAATGCCTACCTGATTGCGTAGGTAATCGCGGATTTCTTGCCATGAAATAACTGGTTGTCCGTTGATCGCAAGCTTTGCGAGATCAAGCAACGTCTGATATACAAACGCCTTGTCCGTAGGCAACCCATTCCCAAGGTTAAATTGCAGATCAAACTCTGCTTCACGGGTCATCTCAACTCCCGATTCATCTAGGAGCTTCTTGACGTTGTCTTGGTTCGCTCCAGCCTCAAGGTTAGGCACCATTAGAGGGACGCTCGACAACTTTCCGGGGTCGATAAACCTGTAATCCGGTTTGTCGCCGTTTATGCGTATCCACATCCCGGTGTCCCAATTCATCACCATCTCGTCATACAGCAATTCGAGTACACGTGTCCACCCGAGTTTAAGCATCTCCATCTTGTGGACAACCGTCTTCTGCCCGGCTTGCTGGAGGGCAATAATAGCAGAAGCTGCGGTAACACCGGATCCCGGCGTATTGCCGCGATTAACATCAGGACGGCCGGAGATAATGTTTGCTTCTTCAAACGCCTTCTCGCGCCTTGCAGGAACGTCTGAGGTGATGTTCGCGCCTTGCACGACCTTGAATGCGTTGATATCTCGCATCGGCACGCGTAGTCCCGGCTTGTTCGTCCATTTCCGAGCATCAAACCCTTTGCCAGCACCCGGTAAACTGATCGCCACTTGCGGGTTGCCCATCAGACGCGCTGACATGCGGATCTGATCGTCCATGTCGTTGATAAGGTCTTGCGTCGGCAGTAGGTACTCCACGTCTCCCATGCCCCATCCTGTACCTCTGCGTGGGTAGCAGATGATGGCTACGAACGGGAATAGGTTTCGACGTTGTAGTTTCGTTCCAACAATTTTGTTTTTGCGGCTATCCTCGAGAACAATTCCGTTTGCCACATGGACGCAAAAGACGTCGCCATTCTCATCACGCATGTAACACTCAATCAGCAGCGCCTTCTGTGAGGTGATCACCGCGACCTCGTCCGTTTTCGTGGTGTCTAAATCCAGTGTGGGATCGAACATCCACGAAACCTGACGCTTGACGTATTTTCCTGTCTCCGGGAAAGTCCGTTTAAACCACGACAACGGCTTGGGTACGGCGTGTATGAGGAATTCGCACTCTTGCAGTTGATTGTGCTTCGTCCACTTGGGATCGGGGAAGAAATTTCCCGGCGAGACAATCTCAAAGGTCGGTAGCCCTCGCTTTTGCAGCGCCTCGTGGTCGGTGAACACTTTAACCACTGTCGTTCCAAGTTCCAGCCGGTCATGCTCGGATTCGGTCAACTTTTCTTTGAAGTAGTTTTTGTCGAGCACGAACTTCATCGCATGCTGCACGTCATCGGCATACATGTGGTCCCCCGGCTCGCGTCCCAGTGCGTCCACGTCATACGGCTTGTCGATAATGTCGCTGATCTCGCTATCGATAATCGGCTTGATGATGTTGGTCACGCTGCCCGGGTCATCTTCCGATTCCGGTTCGTTTTGGATGTTGTGCAGGTAATCGTCGCATGTGGCCCATATCTCCATGAGGTTCATCTGCGTTTTGGCGTTGTACGCTCCACGGAATAGGTCCATAACGTGCGCCGCGAGCTTTTGTTTCTCCTCGTCCTGCACTGGTATCTGCACCGGTTGGTTGCCGACTTCCGTCGCATCGATGGGCTTATCCACTTTTTCCTTTGCCATGTTGCACCCCCTTTACTGCCTGCTGCCTAAATTGAGTGGATCGCCCGGGTTCCACGCTCTTGTGCGCTCCGGTCTTTCAGTCCGTGTCTGTTCCTCACGGCGAACGAAGTCAAGTTCTTGCTTGAGCAGATCAATCGTCTTCTCTTGCTCACCGATGTAACCCATCGCCTCTTTATAACTGTCCTCTAGCACGTTCACGCGGTGTTGTAGGCTCACGTGCCGTTTAGCGAGACGGTAGGCACGTTCGAAAATCAGAACGGCTACAAGCACGCTTAGAATCGCTAATAATACGGTTGTCAATTGAACCACCCTCTCGCCCAACCATCGACTTCTTCTGCGGCGGCATCCTCGATCTCACTCTTATGCACCATCGCACCGTCTGACCTTCGTGTCCAGTTGTCGCCTATGCCGTTAATAGGCGTCGACGCCTGCACAATATGCTGC